CGATTCCCAATCCAATATTGGATCAAATTCTTCGTCTATTATCGCCAAATAGTTGTAATACTTAAATGTTTTCGCATTATTTTCAAAAACAAATAACGGAATTAACTTAACCTCTCCAGAATATCCAGATTCTTCGTTTACTTCCCTGATGACCGCATCTTTTGGTGATTCATCATCGTCTATTTTACCGCCTATTGTACCATAGGTGTGGGGTTCGTTTACATATTCGGACCTATAATTAATCAAAAATCTGTTTGTTGATTTTGCGTACATAATAGATCCGGCACCGACATTTCCCCAGAATCTTTCACCACTGGTGTTGTCGAAATCCGCGTATTTTCCGGATCCAAATTCTTTGTCCATATTATAGTTTACGCGTTTAATCCGTACATCCCGCCGAGGGTTATAGCGTTTAGCTGTGTTACTGCGGCACCGTTTCCGTCAGTCCAAACAGGGTGCGGGGGTTCTACCAATATGGCTTCGGTTCCGCCGGTGGTGTTACATATAATAACGCACACATTACTCTCCGTATTTGCGCTCCTTGGTAGTTGGACACTACAAGCGTCACAATTTTCATATAATTCTAAAAATGTGACTCCGCTAGCATCAATACCCTCCGCGAGACCATCTACATACGCGCATCTTATTTCATTTTCATATTCGACTCTATAATAGTTTTCTATCACAAATTCATTTGTTATTTGTGAAGTCGATACTGTAATACGATCAATACCATCGCAAAAGCTCATAAGTAATCCTGTGTCAATAGCATCATAACATTCCTCGCAAGAATTATATTCGGTTATCGCCGAATAATTTGTTGCTCCCGTAGTAGTGCCACTAGTAATTAAAACACATTTTTGGTCGCCCGTATCGGGGTCTTCGACTAACCATATTTCATCTGGAGTTACTGCCCCAGATACGATTATTACCTCCCCTGTTAAGCATACTATTGCATTAAGTTTTGCCATAATTATTTTTTTAATTTAAATATCAAATCATTTATAATTAACGATTTGGAATTTTATTTGTTTTTTATATGTGTTCACCTCTCCGCTCGATTCTACTTTTAAATCGATGTAGTATTCGTTCGGTATTTTGTCCCTTGTATCGAATATGAAATAGTATTCGTTTGGGGTTCTGTTTATTTTTGTCCAATCCTGTACTTGTACCTCTGTTTGGCCTTCTCTGACATAAATTCTATAATAGGCGTCAACCTTTTGTAAAAGTTTTTGTGTGGTATATGCTTGCTTGATAACAACCCCCACTTTTCTAACATCGGTATTAAGTATTTTCTCGTCTTGTTTGATACCATAGTAGTCAAAGCCATAAATTTTGGGTTCGACAGACTTCGTACCAATCTGGATTGAATTTTTGAAAGGGTATAAGGTGAAATCATTGATGATAGGATTTAGTTGGAACCCGTTCAAGCTCAAATCGTACCACTTGTCGGAGAACGTACAAGGCGTTTTGTAGCCGTTCAAAGCTGGAATGGTAACCTCGTAAACCCCGATTGTTTTCTGGCACGTTGTGAGGCCAGTCAAGCCAGGAATGGGATTACCAGTATTGTCCAAAATATCCACGGTCGGTAAATAATCGAGATTTATTGGATTTCTGTTGTCGTATAAATATAAATACAATTTGTTTGCCCTACCGAGCGTGAACAAATTCCTATCGTCATCGATTATGTCGTCATAGGTTGTTTCCAAATAGGGTTCGTAAAATGTTTGTGTGTGCCTAGTGAAAAATTGGGTTTCATATGTTTCGCTCAATCCGGATAGGTTTTCAACTTGCGGTACATACGCAACACCCCAACCCGATACATTGTAAAGCGAACCATCCAATATACTTTGGATTTCGTTGGTCATATCGAAGGCAATATCCTCGTTTCCAAATTCGAAATGCTGTGTATCGACAATTGTCAAAGCGCTGAACGGGACATTCCCTGTGTTTCTATTGTTGTATATGCCATCTTCCGTCCATATACCAATGGTTGTTGTTTGGTACCAGTTTGAAGGTCTGTCGGATACGTTTCTATCGAACCCGTCGAATTGGTAATCCAAGTCGATATAGTCATATCCTACACCCTCGTCCCATTGTTGTGGGGTATCCATATCATCGTTGATGAAAGGAATTCGGAACAAAATCAAATCGAAAGAAATGGCACGCATCCTTGATTGTGATGTCCTCGTATTCAAAAGCTCCACATCAAAGAACGCGGTGTTTTTCATACGGAGAGTATGTTTCACATTGTTCGGGCAGGTAGTGCTTATCATACCGTTCATAACCTTTTCCTTCAATAAATCCAAGTTCAAATCGAATATGAACCTGCTGTAATTGTTGGGAAATTGGGTCGTCGCAGCTGTGCCGAAAAATAACTCCGTTACGGGGTTCCTTCCCGTATTGGTGAAGCTATTGTATATTAGCGTGTTGTTCTTGCTGAAATATGAGTTATTTATGGACATACGAATGACTTTATCGGCGATGCCGTCGATAATAAATACATCCAAATGAAAAAATTTTAGTTTATACGAATATTTTGGTTCAATATCGTATTTTCAGCATCTGCGAGTATCTGGTCTATTTCGGCAGTTGTTTGTCCATTGCCCGTAGCGACAGGAACCGGATTCAAAGTCGATATTGGGTGTACGTGCCCTTTTACGAACTCGAATATTTTCCTGACCAAAGAAATCAATACATCGCCTCTTACTGTTGGATATGTTTGGGAAAGTATTGTTTTGTCCGAACCGATAAACCTATCTTGTGAAAATCCGTACAATGTATCCTTCAAGCTTATCTGTCCTTTTGGACCTGCGGAATCTTGGCTCAAGAAATATAGCCTTTGTGCGCCCATAACGCCGTAGCTGATGGACGCGGCTTGGAAGTTCGATGGTTTTACCGTTTCGAGCTTTATATCGGCTTGTGGGCCAATTACAGCGGTTCCATTATTGTTTGCCCACACCAAGAAAAATCCACTTTCGCTTCTTCCTTCGTCGGCTTTTATTTTTGTATAGAACCTTACATAATTGTTGTAGGTGTCGTTTTCGGATTGTTGGGTAATGGCGGCAAATGTATTTCCTTTTTCATAGCATAATTTCGAAGGGGTTACTATGAAAGGGAATGCGTCATTCGAGAAATTGTTTTGATTTCTAACCTGTACGTTCGGTATATCCAATCTTCCGACCACCAATCCTTTTATAAATCTGTTTATAAGCTCACTGCACTCCTCAAAAGTTTTTGCATTGAAGGTTATTTCTTCCAAAGGACCCGTATAATTCGTCCCTATTGATAATGTTGTAATAGTGTCGGATTTGAAATTTTTAGAGTTTACCGCCTCGGAAGGCAAAACATTGTAGAGACCCACGCTTCCATTGAATACGTTTTGCGTGTTCTCAAGGTTTTCAATGTTCCAAATAATCATTTTTTTGACCACCTTGACATTTTCTTTCAATGTTACCTTGGTTTCCCCCTTGCCCAAAACTTTCGTTTGGTTATAGTTCGTCAAATGCAAAAATGCCCTGAATTCGTTTGCTATTGGCAGTTGGTTGACATCGAGCTTTCTTGTTTTACCGGCTCTTATCAATACCTCATCGGGCTTCACCACAACATCGGATGTACCCCTGCCCATCAAGGCGTTGTCTCCGGGTTCGGGGAATACGCCATAACTCCTTTGATCCCTATAAGTCCCATCGTTGTTTCGTATTGCCAGATTCTGTTTTACTCTGACACCGGAAGCCAAAAACTTTTGAGACCCTTGGTAGTTTTCGAAAGGCGATAGCATTGGGGACGAAAAAGGTCCTTGGATATAAAATTGGTTTTCAGGAAGTGCCGTTTTGTTTTGGTATATGATATTCACATATTCATTAATCTGCGGCACTTGGTTGAAATAAAACGGCAGCAAAGGCAGGAAAAGCAACGGATCCTTATTGGTCCATTTGTCGTTTTCAGCCACCGAATCGATGCCATACGTTCTTGTGTCCCTTTTCGAGTTTACCTCGGTCATAGGTACAATCCTGAGCCTTCCAAGCATCATCGGGTCTTGGTTGTCCAAGACGAAGCCAGGGAATATTATCTGGTGTAAATTTTCGGCTCCAATATTCATTTCGCGTTACGGCTTTCGTATTCTTTTAGTATTGTGTTATAGGTATGTTCGAGTTTGTCCAAATGGTGGGTAAGTTTTATCAGGGTGTCCTTTGTTTTTTCAAAGTCTTCCTTGATAAAATCCATTGCGGATATCAGGTCTTTATTTGACCTTGTCTTGTGTTCCTTCACGATTTGAAGGACTTTTCTCGCGGTATCTCTTTTGTCCATAGTTTAAAACTTTTTACCAAATGCGCTTGCGGGTACGGTCACACCTGCGGGGGTCATTGCCAACGGACCGATTGCGACTTGTATTTTTCCGTTTTCAGCTTCTTCATTCGCCATAGCCTTCATTTGGGCTAATCTGCTCAATATTTCTATATTTGGGCTACCATCGGGCATTGGTCCAGTTGGTACGCCAATCTTTTGAAGTTCTTCGATAGCACCGATGAAAGCCCTAGATTCGGAGTAACCATCCATCAACTGGGATGCGAACAATAATGGTAGGGGTATTTCACCTCCCCATCCTGTTGTTATAA